GCAGAAGATACTGAAACGAAAAAGCATATGGAATACCAGAATATCTTGTTGGAAGCCATGGGAGGTTCTACTTTGGAAAATGATGATAAAAAGCGCGAAAAAATAATACGCAATATTGCAAAGGAAGTTGTTATTGAGAAAAAATAAAAAACAAAATTTTCTGTTTATTATTTTTATATATTTTCATGTTCTAGTTTTAACACTTCCACCTATTGGCACACTCAATACAAGTTACAAACGTTGTCATGGGCTCATCTGCCGATCTCGTCTGCATCTGATAATAAGAGCACTTATTTGAATGACACTTGCGACACTTGAATGTATCTGTCATTGCCTCCTGTTGCGTGTCATACTTGGACTTGTCCTTCTTAATCTTGGCTTGAATTAACGCATCCCACTTTTCAGGCTGCATCTCTTGATGTGTCATGAATGCGAGGTTTTTTACAGTAACGGTTCCTTCCTTAACCGACGTTAGAAGCGCCGTCTTTCCCAAGTTAATATAAATTGTTCGCAACCGGTCCAAATAAATTTGCACGTAATATGGGTTGTCCCATTTCTTTACAACCTTGCGATTATTGGCTTCCTTCAACGCATAATTATAAATTCCCTTTTCTAGGTTGATAGCCTTTTTTTCGCTCTCAAGAAGCTCTTGAAGTTTTCCGCGAATATTATTTCTAAAAGAGTCAGGATTATCAATCTTGCGCATGGTATAAGATATATACAATTATTGTGTTTATATCTTAATCAATTTTTTATTTTTAACCACCTTTCAAAAAGGTGGTGCCAAATTACAACATAGTTATTTGTATTATTTTACTATAAAATATGTATTCTTTTGCTAAGCCTCATCGTCCTCGCTACTAGATTCATATTCTTCCTCACTCAATTCTGAACCAATGTCTTCAATCTCCAAAACATCTTCTTGTTCCTCACTTTCATCCTCATCCTCTTCATCATCTTCGTCGTCGCTTCCATACTCTTCCTTATCATCACTGCTCTCACTGTCAACAACAAATCCGTCCTTCAAATAACCTTGTTTAGTCTTCTTAGACGCTGGAATACTATCAAGCTCATCTTCCTCTTCCTCATCCTCCGCGCAAGTGGCAGTCAAGTCCTCAAAACCTCCAAACAATTTCTCATACATCTTTTCCCAGAGTTCCAATGACAACGACGAAAGCTCCCACGCATTTTCATCCTTTTTGACACTGCATACAAGAGCGCAACTTCCAAAGAACAACACAGTATCCACTGGTGGAGGAAAATCGTATTTATTTTCAGAATTTGCCTTGCCGTCAGTCTTCGCAAAAACGGCAACCACATATTTCTTACCATCCATTTTAACTCCCCATTCAGTCTGCTTCACGAATCCATCTGGCTTCTTGAATCCACACTTCTTATATAATTCTTCTTCTTTGTAATCTTTAATTGTGAGAGATTTCAAAGAAGCGGATTTATCAACGATAATTACTGAGATATTTTGGGCCATGTCCAAGTATAATAAATCATTGTGAATAGGTTTAAATAGTTTCGCATATAAATATAAAAGTCTTAATGACAACAAAAATATATATTAAAGACTTTGACACCGCTTCATTAAGGAAAAAGTTAGGAAAATTGGACGAGTATTTTAGGAATCAAGAAATAACGGTTGAAATGGTTTCACCGGATGGTTTGTTTACTATAGAAAACAATAAATTATACAAGTTGAAACCAGTGGACAAGGAAATTGTTGAGATAGAATTTGAAGGGTTCAAGCTATTGTTTGATAATAGTTATTTTGAAAAGGAATTTATATTCTCTCACGTTCCATACGATCATATAAATCTGGATGTAGTAAAATTCTATTATGGACAGGAAAACTTGGGTAAGAAATCTTTTTTAAGACTTGTTGTAGAGGGTTTATATGAAAATGAGGATAAATTTAAAATTGGCGAATCAAGAAAGGACAAGTATTCCAATTTCTTGCCGACCAATTTTTATTTTTTAGCAAATGAAAGTTTTGATAATGTTTTGGTAAAAAAAGAACTTAATGTGTTTTTATCTATGTTAAAGTAATATCGCATTATTATATGCTATTTTGGACATTACAAATTACTGTTATTTCTATTATTTTAATATTTCTTGTTCATCATCTAATACTTTTTTTTAAAAGCACATTGACTGTTCCGAAAGTAAAAGATTTAGTGCATGCTCCTGCTCAGAAGTATGAGAATATTTATAATACTATTTCGTCAAGAGATTATACAGATAGTTTGCTTCCTAGCGACGTTCCACAAGTCCACGATGTTAAATCAATGAAAGATGAATTGAAAAGTTTTTTAAAAAGCAAAGCTTCGTCCAGTGATGTGGGGACCACAAATATAGCCACATTAGACTCATTTTCATCTCCAAATTTTTCAAGCTATTAAAATAAAATCTTTAAATAATATATAGAGATATATGAGCAAAAAATCAATAACATTATTAATAGAAGCTCATGGCGACGAAGACTTGGATATAGCGGTTAATGTTCCGCGCGTTAAGCTATTAAGTTTTTCCGGTCAACCTGGAGAACTTGGAAATTTTGGAATGGTTAATGAACAATCATTAGAGCTTTATAGTCTACGCCTTTTAAGAGACTTATATAAGGACAAAAGCAATGCTGGACAACAAGAAGAAGTATATGAAGATAATAAATTGCCAGATAGATTGCAAGCTCTTTATGAAAGAGCCGGAAAGACATATCCAGGTGGTGGTTTTATAAGAACGCATCCAGTAAGACAAAGAACCTTTTATTTTAAACCAAATACCCACGAAGACTGTAGAAGATGTAGAAAAGTTAAAAAACTCGCAAAATATGATGATGGTTCAATGAGACCTAACCCAGTTTATTCAAAGGTTTGCATTCCAAATAGAAAACTTACTAGCAGAGACTGTCCTGTATATGGGCTTATAGTTGTCGCATCAAGTGATCCAGCTGATAAAAAATATACGTTAGAAGGTAGTGTTGGAAACGAAATTAATGATCTGAGTTCATCAAATTTACACATGAATAATGGTGCGCAACTTCATTGGCTTCAAAAGCTTCAAAAAATTGACCAAATGCAGTTTCCGAAAGCCTTATTAGCATTTAAACATATGATTGAAAATCGTAACATATCGTTAACTCAGTTATCAAAAATTTTTGAGGCCTTGGGATATACAGATATTTACATACTTGATCCGTCATGTAGAGATGTAAAACAGAATAAAGCTACTCCGTTAAAAAAAGTTCAAGCCGCTGCGGAACTTGTCGGAATTTCTCGTGTAGAATTAAGAAGACGTAATCCTGCTGACTTTGCGGATACTGTAACCTATGCCAGACCGTTGCCCTCTAGAGAAGAACCTGACCCTGAAGTTATTGACGAGACAACTGATATGGAGATTGATAATGGCAATGGAACTCGGACAACAGTAGATAGTCAGGGAAGAACGTGGTCGTGCGACATAAATGGCGTGTGCGCTCTAATTGGTGCAGCTACTGGAGCTCTCGCATCAAGAGCCGGTTTTCCTGCCAATTATGCATTGGGAACAGGTCTAGCGGCCACCGCTCTTGCTAGAGGAGTTGCATATAAAGCACTTGGGCGCGGCGGAAGAAAGAGTAAAAAACAAAGAAAAAACAAAAACAGAAAGAATAAAACAACAAAACGAAGAAACAAAAATAAAACTAGAAAGCATAAATAAATATAAGGGAATTATGTTAGTAAACAAATATAAAGCTAACATAATAATATTTATATTGAATGAAATTATCGGAAACAGAGCAAAATTTTCTGCTGAAAAGTTTTCCAAACATAGAACTTTCTTATGAGACAATGGTGCATAAGAAGGTTTATAATTCAAATTATGTTCTTGCAATTCCTGAAGGTCAAAAATGTTTTGCTTGGTTCACTACATTTAAGACTCAAAACGTATGCATTTTACTTGAAATCAGTGAAAATAAGCGGATCAGTCGAATAAATATTGTTAGCGCGTGTTTTCACCAAGAATTGTCCTATGGAACCATCTTTTATGGAACAGTTTTTAGCTGCAAGAATAAACGATATTTTTCATCAGAAGACGTTTATTATTATAAGGGTACAAATGTTAGCAAAAATGCGTTTAAAGACAAACTCGTAATTTTTAAAACCATTTTTACATCGGAAATAAAGCAATTGGCGTATTATGAGAACAATGTTATTTTTGGAATGCCAATTATCGCAAATTCTTGCGACGACCTTTTGAGAACGGTTGCTTTATTGCCTTATAAAACAAAGTATATTCAATTCAGAAGCGACAATGATGCCAAAGTCAACAACCTTTCATACCCAATTTCTGACGCTCCAGTTGAAAGGATTGGACCAAAACCATCTTATAAAACTGAGTTGAAGAGAGAAATAGTATTCAAAATTACGCCGGATATTCAAAATGATATCTATCATTTGCATTATTACGACAACAACTCAACCGAAAACATTTTTGATGTTGCATACATACCTGATTACAAAACGAGCGTAATGATGAACAAGCTTTTCAGAAAAATCAAAGAGAATGCGAATTTGGATGCATTGGAAGAAAGTGACGACGAAGCCGAATTTGAAGACGATAGGCCGGATAAGTTTGTATTCTTAGAAAAGTCGTATAATATGGTTTGCACGTGGAATAATAAGTTCAAGAAATGGGCACCTATTCGCGTGTCTCAAAAAGGCGACAAGATTGTTACAAAGAAAGAGTTGTCTTATTATGAAAGAAAATAAGTAGATGGACAAAAATAAAGAAATTTATTATATATTATATTTTAATATATATAATGAGTTCTTGTCTAATTGATAAACTAGATAAACTTACGGTATTGGTAATTAAAACATCTTTTAAAAAAATCGCATTGATAACTCCAAATGATATAAATCAAATAAATTATGCTTATATTTCTACAACAGCCTTATTAACTTGTGCGCCTTATCTTTTTGAAAAATTAAATTCAGAAAATGACTTGCTCAATGATAGCAATTATCAATATTATAGACAAAATGTTAATTTAGCTGAAATAGAAGAAATTTATAAAAAGTATTCAGAAGAATCAAAGAAATTTTATGGAGGTTGGGGTGGAGATGATTCAGATGAAGATAATGAATCAAAAAACCTGTTATGGTGGTGGTTGTTTGGTTCTGCAGAAGATTCATTTGCAGATTTATTGGGTGGACAAAAACCAACTCCTGTGGAAAAACAAACCATTTCGGAGAGGTTTCTAGTTATGATGATGATGTTTAATGTTATTATAGCTGGGCCATATCAGCGTATTCAAGCAGGAAAAGCTATTCTATCAGATGAAAACATAAGACGCCTTTATGATTTAAACACAGGTCGCGGAATAAAACAAAAATCATATTTTTCGGCTCAACCACAAGTTCCTAATGGCAGCGGACACCTTCTCCAAGCGCAACCTCAGCCGGATTCTGACAGCCCACTAGTTTGGCTAGCAACTCCAATTCCAGTAGACAGTAGGTTTTCTGGAAATGTTCTAGGTGACGTAGCTAAGGCTAAAGGAAAAGAAAAATTGCCAAGAGACGAAAAAAAAAATATACTTCAAAAAGCAC